CGCAGGGACGAATACATGGATGGAGTCATTCGAACACCTCTTAAATCACCACCACCAACACAAGATTAGGAATAAAAGATGGCAAATATTATACCAGACTCGTTTAAATCGGAATTGTTATCCGGCACGCATAACTTTGCAAATGGAGGAGATACCTTTAAACTTGCTTTGTATGTAACAACCTTAGGTCCACCCTATTCAACTTCCTCAACCGTTTATAGCACAACCAATGAAGTAAGTTCTTCAGGCACGGGTTATGCGACAGGGGGACAAACATTAGATTCTCAAGCAGTGTCTATTCCAGGAAGTAATACCGCTATTGTAGACTTTGCAAATGAAGTTTTTTCTAGTGTAACATTAACTTCCTTAGGCGGGGCTATTTATAATTCTACTAATGGTAACAAACTTTGTTTAGTTATAGATTTTGGTGGAAATAAAGTAGCAACGTCAGGAGATTTTACAATTCAGTTTCCAGCAGCTACTGCTGGTGCTGCAATTATAAGGGTAGCATAATATGGCATTAGTAATAAATAATAGGGTAAGAGAAACAACTTCAACAACAGGCACGGGAGCCGTGACTCTTGGAGGAGCAGTTGGAGGTTTTCAAACCTTCGGTGCTGGAATTGGAAATAGTAATACGACTTACTACGCCATTTCAATAAATTCTGAGAGTGAATGGGAAGTAGGATTAGGAACTTTAAATGGTGATAGTTCAACATTAACTCGAACTACAGTTTTGGAAAGTTCCAACAGTGATTCTGCGGTAGATTTTTCAGCAGGATCAAAAGAAGTTTTTTGTACTTTACCTTCAGAAAAAGCAGTTTATTTAGACGCAAGTGATGATCAGGTAGGAGGATTTACTAGTCTCGCTGCGGATGGTTCGCCCCAATTAGGTGCAAATTTAGATTTGGTAACTTACGATATAGTTACAACTGCAAACAGAGATATTGATATAGTTCCAAATGGAACAGGTGATGTTAATCTTGGAGCCGATACAGTTCAGGTTGGTGATAATGATGCAAATGCAACGATTACCACACAAGGTACGGGAGATTTAATTTTAAATACAAATAATGGAACAAATTCTGGAAATATTACCATTGCTGATGCTGCGGCTGGTACGATTAGTTTAACACCATCTACAACAGGGATTGTGGATATTGCGGGTTCAATGAACCCATCTGTATCTTCAACAGGTAAAGCATTAATAATGGGATTTTAATAGGAGGAAAATATGGCAAGTGAAGTAATGAAAGTAAAGTTAGTAGCAGCCCTATCCAATAGTGAAGTAGATTTACTGACGGCAGCATCGGGCAAAACTTTAACGATACTTAATTTATCTATTTGCGAGACAGCCGGGGCCGCAGAGACTTTCGATTTATATATTCGGGATGACGCGGGCGCTAATGATTATGAGATTTATTCAGATCAAGCCCTAGCTGCTAATGCAACTTTTGAACACACTACTAGGATTGTACTTGAAGCAACTGATGTGCTTTCAGGTAAATTAGGTAGTGCTGGAAATGTTGACGTTGTTATTAGTTATTTAGAACAAACGTTATAATAGGAAATAAAAATTTATGAGTGGAAAAGTAGGAGATAATCTCTTTAGAGCTTCAGGAGTTGTCGCTTCTTCGAATACCGAGTATGACGATGACCAAATTCAATCCAATATTGCTATGTTGGGTTTTTACGTTGCTGTCAATGGTTCTTTAGTTCGATACAATTTAGTTGATCAATCGATCGATGAATATTTTGATACAAGCGGAGTAGATGCTTCAGCTTCAACAAATGAACGTCGAGTAGCTTCAGGTTCAAATTATTATTATGAAGGAACAGCATCTACAAGTCCAAGTGTAACAGAAGATGCTGACGCAACAGGAACAGATGGAGATTATAGTTGGTACAAATGGACAGCCGCAGGTGCTGGTTCTTATGTAAATGACACCACACAAGAACATGAATATTTAGTTGTCGCTGGTGGCGGTGGCGGTGCAGGAAACAATGGAGGTGCTGGAGGTGCTGGAGGATTATTAACTGCCACAGGAGTAAGTCTTACTGGAGGAGTTACTTATGTTCCAGTCGTAGGTGCTGGTGGCGCTGGTTCAGGTAGTGGTGCAGGAGCTAATGGTGCAAATAGTACCTTAACAGGAACAGGAATTACAACAGTTACTGCCGTTGGTGGCGGAGGTGGTGGCGGTGGCAGTGGTGCGCCACAAGGGCTAGCTGGTGGTTCAGGTGGAGGCGATTATTATAATTCAACTTCTGGCGGCGGTGGAGCTGGTACTGATGGTCAAGGATATGCTGGAGGACATGGTGGTGGTACAGGTGGCGGCGGTGAAGCTGGAGCTGGAGGCGGCGGTGGAGCTGGTGCTGTTGGTGCTAATGGTACAACAAATAATGGTGGAAATGGTGGAATTGGTGTCGCAAGCGATATTATAGAAACTGGCACAGATGTTTGGTATGCTGGAGGTGGCGGAGGTTCTGTAGCTAATACTGATAGTGATGGTGGAAATCAAGATGGTGGAGATAATGGATTTACTAAAGGTGGCGGCGGTAAAGGAACTAATACTTCTACTACTGACCAGGATGGCCAAGCAAATACAGGTGGTGGCGGCGGTGGTATAGATAATGGAACTGGAGGAGATGGAGGTTTAGGAGTTGTAATTTTAAGAAGACCAACTAGTTCCGTAGGTCCAGGTGGAGATTTAACTTTACAATCAACAGATGTCACAGCGGAAACTGAACCTACGGAAGGAGAATTCGTTACGCTAATAGAAAATGCACACGGAACAGCTACATTAAATACCGACATTAAAGGATATATTTCAAGAGATAGTGGTTCAAACTTCACACAAGGTACACTTGTTGATGAAGGAACTTGGGGAACAAACAAACAGATTGCAGGATTTCATGACTTGGATATTTCAGGTCAACCAAGTGGAGTAGCTATGTGCTACAAAATTACAACGCACAATCAAAGTGCAGGTTCAAAAGAAACAAGAATTTATGCAACTTCTATAGGTTGGAAATAATGAAAGCAAAAATTAAACATAATGTCGATATTATAAATATTGTGCCACTAATCAGACAACATAAAGATTTCTTACCTCAAATGTTTTTTGATAAATTAAGTGCTCTTCTTAATGGAAATACTTTTCAATGGTTTTTTAATAAATCAAATTTAGATCATACTAAACCACCTTTTATAAAAAATAATAAGTTTATGTTTACTCATACTTTGTTTAGAGAAGAACAAGGAAAATCAAGTGGTTGGTTTAATACATTTGAACCTATTTTATATTCCATCAATGAAAAGGTTAAAGTTACACAATTAATAAGAATGAAACTTAATCTTTATACCAATCAAAATAAAAAAATTAATCAAGGCTCTCATTATGATCATTATGATGAGAAAGGAAAACCTTCCACAGACGTACATACAGCACTATTAAATTTTACTACCTGCAATGGTGGAACTAAAATTGATAAAAAAATATATAAATCAAAGGCTAATGAAATATTAATATTTAATAATACATCTACACATAATGGCATAGTACAAACGGATACCCCAACAAGAATTGTATTAAATATAAATTGGAGATAAAAATGGAGTGTCCAGATTCCACCAATCACCCTGGACACTCTCTTTTTAGAAATTTTATATGTTAGGTTTATCAGCATTCGCAGAAACAACTTTTGGCGCTACAGCACTCGTTGATATTAGTATTACAGTTAGCGTTACAGGTAGCTTATGTGGGACGGTTGGTAGTGGAACTCCTACTTATACCATGAGTGGAAGCGTGTCCCCTGATGGCAGCGGCGTAACAGTTTCTACTGGTGCGGCCGATGTGAATGTGATAACATGGAATGCAATTGATCCAGGTGCAACTCAAACATGGACTAATATAGACCCTTTATAGGAGAATTATGGCTAGTACATACACAACAAATTTACAATTAGAAAAAGTAACCACAGGTGAAAAAGCTGGGCTATGGGGAACCGTAACTAATACTAATTTAGAAATTTTAGAACAGGCTTCGAGTGGATATTTATCGGTCGATGTGGCTTCAGGCGATGTGACTTTAGACATCGATGCAGGAGCAACCTCTAATGGTAAAAATTTATTCTTTACACTAACAGGAACCCTAGCAGCTAATCGTAATTTTATTATGCCTGCTTCGGCAGAAAGAATCTTTATTGTTAAAGATTCAACGACACGTTCTTCAAGTAATTATACTTTAACCGTTAAGACGGCTTCAGGCTCAGGTTATATAATGCCTGTTGGTGCAACCGCCTTGGTTTATTCTAACGGAACGAATACGGCTTTAGGCATCCTGCAAAAAAGTTATGTCACTCATACTGCAGCCTATACCGCTGTTGCGGGTGATCAAGTTTTTTGTGATACTAAAACAACTAATGCATTTACCGTCTCTCTTCCTGCTGGAGCTGTGGGATCCGAAATAACACTTA